GTAATGGATCAGATAAAGCGACACTGTATGATATTGTAGATGATCTGCAATGGAAGAACAAGAAGAATTTTGCAGTCAAACATTTCATGGAGAGAGTTGATATATATAATGATGAAGAGTTTGAATTCAGTATATACAATGTTGATATAAAAGGATAGACTATGAATCTTATGCATATAAAGCTAAAGAATGGTGATGATCTACTAGGTTTAAACGTAGAACATGATGTAGATGGTCAGTATCACATTGAAAGTCCAATCAAGATAAAGTTTCATCCAGAGTGTGGAATAATAGCTCAGAGATGGTTACTACTATCAGAAAAAGAGTTTGTCGTATTTGAAGAAAAAGATATTATGGTAATAAGTCCTACGAATCAGAGAGGCAAAGACTACTATAAAGCGTTTTTCTCAGAACATAAAGAATCTGAAGATTATGTAGAATATACTATAGATGATCGAAGTGATGAAGAGAAAGTAAGAGATGAGTTAAGGATGTCTTACTTAGAATCTAAGACTGCAACAAAACATTAGTATTATTCTTAGCGTTAAGAGCATTCTACTACAAATCGTGTTCCATGTCAAGTCTTTTTTAAATTATCTTTACTATCGTTAAAAAGTATTATTTTACTTGACATATGCCCCTATTTGTATTATACTATATCTAAATTGAGTGAGGAATAAAATAATGGCTAAAAAGAACTACGTAAACAATCCAGAGTTTCTAGCAGCTATCATAGCATATAAAAAGATATGTGTGGAAGCAGAAGACTGCGGAGACAGTAAACCCCAAATACCAGACTATATCGGCGAGTGTATATACCAAATCTCTAATAGACTCGCATCTAAACCCAACTTCTCGGGTTACTCATATAAAGATGAAATGATTAGTGATGGCTTAGAGAATGCTATTCAGGCAATAGGTAACTTCAATCCAGAAAAGTCTAGTAATCCATTTGCTTACTTCACTCAAATCATATGGTACGCATTCCTGAGACGTATTGATAAAGAGAAGAAGCAGTTGTATATAAAGCATAAGGTTACTGAAAACTCCGTTATGTCTGGCACAGCAGTTGAAGGTACAGATGATGAAGGTAGTCCTACTTATATCGACTTAGATAATGAGTATATGACAAACTTTGTTCGTCAATATGAAAAGAAGATGGAAGATAAGAGACAGCAACAGCAAAAAAGAGTGAAGAAGGGTCTAGAGAAGTTTATTGATGATGAAGATCCTAAAGATCAACTAGATCCGATACAGGAGTAATTCATGACCAAGATTGCCGTGATAAATGATACGCATTGGGGTGCAAGATCCGATAATGCAGCTTTCGCTGAATATTTTATTAAGTTCTACAAAGAGATATTCTTTCCTAAGCTAAGAGAAGAGGGCATCAAGACCATCTTTCATCTGGGTGATGTGTGCGATAGACGCAAGTATATTAACTTCGTAACAGCCAAGAATCTTGAAGAAAACTTCATGAAGATATGTGCCGAAGAAGGTATAGACATTCATCTTATTGCTGGTAACCACGACACGTTCTATAAGAATACTAACGAGGTGAACTGTCTACGTCAGCTTTACGGTAACTCGAAGTACGGTAATATTCATATCTATTGGGAAAAGCCTGTTGAGATAGTGATTGATGACTGTAAAGTTATGCTTGCACCTTGGCTATGTGCTGATAACTGGAAAGAATCATTCGATCTATTCAAGTCTACAGATGCTCAAACTTTGTTCGGTCACTTTGAGTTTCAGGGTTTCGAGATGATGAAAGGACAACTCTGTACACATGGCTTAGATAGAAAGGTGTTCAATAAGTTTGAAGCAGTCTATTCTGGTCATTTTCATCATCCATCAACAGTCGATAATATCACGTATCTCGGTGCACCTTATGAGATGAACTGGTCAGATTACGATCAGAAGCGTGGCTTTAGTATATTCGACACATCTGATAGAAGTGTGACACACGTTGAGAATCCTATAAGGATGTTTCATAAGATTCAGTATGATGACACTGATATGACTATCGAGGATATTGCACATTTAGATACCTCTAACTTGACAAACACTCATATAAAAGTTATAATAACTAACAAATCTAATCCATATATCTTTGACCTGTTTCTTGATAAGATACAAGCGGCAGAGCCTTGCGACATCAAAGTCGTTGAAGATCATATGAACTTAGATGTAATCGATGAGAATGAGTTGGTAGATGAGGCTCAGGACACGTTGACTATTTTGACGAAGTATGTTAATAATCTAGAGATCACCGCAGACACTGATAAGGTGCAAACGGTATTGGATGAACTATATCAAGAGGCTATCAGTTTATAATGGCAAATATATCATTTGAGTCTGTGAGATACAAGAATATTCTTTCTACTGGCAATACTTGGACAGAAGTTCAGTTGAATCGTAGTAAGTCTACCCTCATCATTGGAGACAATGGTGCTGGTAAGTCTACTATGCTTGACGCTTTGACTTTTGCTTTGTATGGTAAGCCGTTTCGTAAGATCAAGAAGAATCAGTTAATAAACTCGATTAACGGAAAGGCACTTGAAGTCGAAGCTAAGTTTACTATCAGTGGAGCTAAGTTCATTATCAAGCGTGGCATAAAGCCGAATTACTTTGAGATATGGAAAAATGGCGACATGCTTAATCAAGATGCCGCAGCCAGAGATTACCAAGCGTACTTAGAAGAGACTATTCTAAAGCTAAACTATAAGTCCTTTGGTCAAGTAGTTGTTCTGGGTAGCTCTACGTTCATACCCTTTATGCAGTTAAGGGCTGGCGAGAGACGAGAAGTTATTGAAGACTTGCTCGATATTCAGATATTTACAGTAATGAACACTTTGCTTAAAGATCGATTGAGTGAGAACAAGAATGACATAGGCGATATTAAGCATAAAATAGAGTTGCTAAATAGTAAAATAACTACATCCAAATCGCATAATGAGTCTATTAGAAAGATGCGAGAGGTTGAAGTAGACAAGCTTAAGGATAAGTTGAGAGAGCAGATTTCATTCATCGAGTCTGAGCAAGAGTGTGTTGATCTTCTTATAGAAGAGGTATCTGATCTAAATATTGAAATACAAGACAAACCTCTCACTAAGAAGAAGTTGCAAGAACTACAGGAGTTAGATCGTGAGCTTTCTAATAAACACAAATCCCTATCTAAAGAAGTTGCATTCTATCAAGACCATGACAACTGTCCAACCTGTAAGCAAGGGATCGAACATGAGTTTAAAGAAGGAACAATCACAAGCCACTCCGCAAAAACAGAAGAAATCAAAGCCGCACGAAAAGAACTTAATAGCAAAGGTTTAGTTATAGAGGGTAGGCTTGAAGAGATTGATGGTGTTGAAAGTGTTATCAGTGAAAAGAATATGAAGATGAGCGAGCATAGAATGGCTACTAAGATGGCTATGAGTTCATGTAAATCTATCAAGACGGATCTTCTAGGTGCTGAGAAAGATGTCACTGAAGTCGATAACAACCAAATTAAAGATCTAGAGAAAGACCTTAAGTCATATCATAACAACCAGACGGAGCTTTTTGATAGTAAAGAGACTCTTGCTGTAGTCGCTTCTATGCTAAAGGATGGTGGCATTAAGACGCAGATCATCAAGCAGTATGTGCCTGTGATGAACAAACTGATAAATAAATATCTATCAGCAATGGACTTCTTTGTACAATTTGAGTTAGACGAGAACTTTAACGAGACTATCAAGTCTAGATTTCGTGACGTATTCAGCTATTCATCTTTTTCTGAAGGCGAGAAGTTGCGTATTGACTTAGCTTTATTGTTTACATGGAGAGCGGTTGCTAAACTTCGTAACTCAGTATCCACCAATCTTTTGATTATGGATGAGATCATGGATAGCTCACTTGATACATCTGGTACAGAAGAGTTTCTAAAGATCATTGAAGAGTTGACAGCAGACTCAAATATCTTTATAATAAGCCACAAGGGTGATCAACTATTCGACAAGTTTCATAGTGTGATCAGATTCGAGAAGGTTAAGAACTTCAGCCGAATAGCAAAATAAATAAGGAGATATCCATTATGATAGAACGAATATATATACCAACTGTACGTAGAGCAGACAATCAGATTACCTTTAACAATCTTCCTAAAGAACTTCAAGAGAAAGTTATAATGGTCGTTGAGCCAGGCGAGAGACACTTATACAACTACGATTGCGAGTACTTGGTTATACCAGAAGAGATAGTCGGCTCTTGGACACAACTAGCGCAGACGAGAGAATTTATTTACCGTCATGCGGGATCGATCAAGTATGCTATGATGGATGATGATCTTAGGATAATTAGAAGGAACTCCAAGTATTTCACCGGCGAATCTAATATGGAAAAGTCTAAGAGATATGCGACTCCGGAAGAGTATCTAGAGTGTTTTGATACTATCAGCAAATATCTAGATGAGCCTGACATAGGTTTAGCTGGACTTAATGATAAGCAAATGTTTCCATCTGATAAAGTGTATAAAGACACTAGTT